GACTTGTCTTTGGTGTGTCGCCACTTATTGTTTAACACTGATGTACAAATTAAATTTGTAGAGAAACACACCAACAGGGAAAGTCGCATTCGTTCTTATGAAAGGTATGTAGCATGACCACACGTTACCAATTGCGATGGGTGTTTACGAACAGCCATGAGTGGGTGAAGAGCTTTGATTCTCAAGAAGAAGCAGTGGCTCATGCTCTGATGTGTGGCTTGTATACACATCCATCCATTGTGAAAGTGGAGGTTAGGGTTTGTCCCGATTCACAGCCTCTTGTAAGCACAGATAATTGAAAGCCTCGACACCCCTCTCCTGAAAGGAAACACATGAACTACACCGACATGATGAAACTCTTTGCCAACAAGGTGAAGCAGTACACACCAACACAATGTAGATATGCTCTCAAAGACATTGAAGAATGTCTCTCCATCCACAAAGGCGACAGCAACTATGTTGCTAAGCTAAATTGTGAACGTGATGCTCTCCTCGACAAACTCTATCTCTCCTGAAAGGACACACAATGCAACTAGATTTTTATAGACAAGATTTGTATGGCTCATATGCTGAAGCATGTGAGAAAGGTGGTGTTAAAGAAATTCATGGACTCACCACTGAATATCGCAGACTCTTTGACGTAGGCGGTGACTTGGCTGACACACTGGATGCCATCCACACTACATCGAAGATGTTTAATGACAAGTCTACCATTCGGTATGTCTTGTTCGATGATGATGGCACATTCTTAGACGCTTGTTAAGGAGACACACATGAAGCCGTTAGTTAAAGAACTGCTCAAGGAATATCACCCCAATGAAATTGGCAGACTCATTGGCACAAGTGACAACGAAGCAAAGAAGATTGTGCGTGAGATTTATCTCGATGATTGGGGTTATGCAAGCCTTGATGATTGGGAAGTACAGCCTGTAGGGGAGTATGGGCATGTCCTGTTTTTAAAACAGGGTGACGAATGGATTGATGATTGGGGTGACTTCCGATGCTTCTATAGTGAGGAAAAAGCTCTTGATCACCTACGTTCCTCTCTCACTCGATGGCATCTTCACGCCGCTTTGAAACAACATTCCTGAAAGGACACACAATGAACGGCACAAATTCAATCAAACCCGCTGATGTGGGCTACATACCTACAGACTTTGGCATCAAAGACAAGAACGACTGTGCCATCAGAGCACTAGCCAATGTGTCCACGATGACATATCCCGAAGCCCATACAAGGATTACACAGCTTGGCAGACGCAAGAACAGAGGCACACCTTGGGCAGCATTACACACTGCCTATACAGAGGCAGGTGCTAAGGAGGTGGCCTACTTTGGTAACAAAATGTTTCGACTATCCGTCAAGCACAATGTCAAACTCTTTGACAAAGGCTTCACCCTGAAAACCTTTGTGTCTAAAAAGCCAACTGGTAGACACATTGTATTAGTTAAGGGTCATGCCTTGGCAGTGTGTAATGGCTCTGTGATTGATACGTTTGCTAGCAGGGCAGGGAAGCGTGTCATTGCAGTGTATTCGTTTGACTAAACGACAGACATTGCCTATAACAGGGTATGAAATTCTTATCCACAATAACACTGGCCTTGTTCATGGCTCCAATGGCACAGCCCTCCCTCCCAACCCTTGATGAAGCAAGCTTCCGTTGTATGATGGAAACGCTCTATCACGAAGCAAGGGGTGAGGGTGTGCAGGGGATGGAGGCTGTTGCCGCTGTTGTTATGAACAGAGCTAAGCGATCAAAGAAATCTGTATGCTCTGTTGTATATGAGAGGAAACAATTCTCATGGGTGTTTGTAACCAAAGACAAGAGCATCAAAGGAAACATAAGGGATGTGCTGGCTATAACACACAAGGCACTGGCTGGCTACCTTGTGGATGTTACAGATGGGGCAACCCACTATCATGCTACATATGTGAAGCCGAAGTGGGCTAAGCATCTGAAGAGGACAGTGAAGATTAACAACCACATTTTCTATAAGGAAAATAAATGAAGACACCGTATGAACAAGGCTTTGAGCGAGGCTACTACAAGCTGGCACATATAGAGATGTATGTAGAGTACAGCAAAGCAAACCTAGAATACAAGCAAGGGTGGGCTAATGGTGTGATGCAAGCTAAGCTTGAGCTTGACAAGTACAATGAGTTTTTGGATAATAGAAAACGTGAAAAGGAAATGGTATGATCAGTGAAATTGATATCAACGATTGGGAAAAGCAAGACCCCGTCCCCTTGTACAGTGTACGTAACAAGAGCTACGTCATTTGTGAAGGCATCATCCTGTTCTTTGACCACATTGATGGCATGTACAGCTATTGCCTTGATGCAAACAACGAAGTGTTTCACTTAGCTGCTTGGGAAGAAGTCATTCCACTTAAACGAAAGGACATATGAGATATTTTGAAAAGCGTTTCAAGCTTTTTGGTAGGGCATACCTGCTACGAAAGCGCATCTACAAGAGCAGACCCATTGAGCTTATCCGTGGCGACTGCTTTAATGTGTTGCATGTTGGCAAGCTTTCCCTCCTGTGGGCAAGAGACAACCCAACAAGACCAATCCCGACAAATTTTGTCAGGTAATTTCAACAGGGGTTTGACAGCCCCTTTCTAACATGGCTATAATTTGTAGCCACAACAGCATCAGTTGTTGTTCACCCATCACTTCCCCAACCGTTCATACAAGGAGCATCCACATGAACACAATCCCCTCCCTCCCCGCTGACCTCGACTTCCAACCCAACCGTGAACAAGCAACCCGCAATGGTATGCCTGTTGAAGGACGCTTTTGGGTGGTCAATCCATTGAATGACTCTGTCATTGGTGATGGTAAGCGTGTTCACAATCCACAGAACTACCGCACTATGTGGGACAGCTTGTGGCAAGGCTTGTCAGAGTCTGTGCTTGATCTGTCCACAGTGGAAGTGAAGGCACGTAGCATTGACAACGGTGCGGCAATGAGAGCAGAAATTATTCTGCCCAACCATGACTTCACTGGTCAGCTTGGCGAAGCCGCTAAGATGAAGATTGTTATTGGCGATAGCCATGACCAGTCTGTAAAGCGCAGTGTGCAAGCAATGATCTTGCGTCTGGCTTGCTTGAATGGCATGATTTCTGTTCGTGAAAACATCGGCTTCTCACAGAAGCACACCACGTTCAGTGATCCCCACATGATTGGACAGGTGGCAAGCAACTGGATTCCACAGCTTGAGAATGAGGTGGATCTGATGAAGCAGATGACTGTGGTGAAGGTGGATGTAGACACTGCTGTCCACTTCTACCGTGAACATGTCACCAAATACCGCACCTCAACAGGCTGGAAGTTCAATGAGAAAATGCTGGAGCGTGTCATGCAGATTCACAACAGCTATGACATGGGACACAATGCCTACCGTGTCTACAACACACTGACACACATCTCCACCCATGTGGAGACAAGCCGTGAAGGTGCTGATGTAGGCCGCAAACAACTGCGTATTGAGCAGGACATTGACGCTGTGCTCAAAGGTGCATTCAACGACCTGCTTTTGCAAGCAGCTTAATCAACAAGAGGGGCTTAGTCCCCTCTCTTTAGGTATCACATGAATAAAGATAAAGCAATTGGTATGTTCATGGGCTTGTATGTTGGTGATGCACTTGGTGCGCCAGTAGAATTTATGCGGCCTCATGAGTTTGACAAAGTGACAGACATGATTGGTGGTGGTGTTCACTCTGCTGAGATAGGTGAGTGGACAGATGATGGTGCTATGGCTTGCTGTATTGCAGATGCATACATTACTAAGGGCAAGTTTGCTCCTGATGAAATTGCTCTCAACTTCAAGACATGGTCTAAGACAGGACACTTCGGCACACGGGGCTATCGCTTTGACATTGGACGCACTTGCTTTGAAGCCATCGAGAGCATGACAACAGAGCAACCATATAAAGGCAGCACAGGCACTAGGTCTAGCGGTAATGGCTCCATCATGCGTATTGCTCCTGTGGTGTTAGCCAACCACAACAGGCCGCAGACAGGGCTTGGTGAGGCCATTGCTGTGTCGTTGATGACACACGGTAATGCTGACACTGTCCATTACATGTCTGCCTTTGTCTCTGAACTCTATGCAGGTAAACAGCTTGATGAGTTTGAGCACTTGCTCGATCATGAATATGATATGAAGAAAGGCAAAGGCTCCATCATGTATGCCTACAATGCGGCATGGGAATGTGTTGACCTTACGTTTTCTTTTCAAGACGCATTGATCAGGGCTGTGAACAAAGGCTATGACGCTGACACAGTGGGTGCAGTGACAGGCATGTTAGCTGGTAGAAAGTATGGATACAAAGCCATACCGAAACGCTGGCTCAACAAGTTGATGAAGCATGACGAGCTATTGCAGATGGCAGAAAACCTCTATGAATTGGGAGAGCTATGAACATCACAGATTCTAAGGGAAACGAATGGAAACCATTCATTGCTGGCTATGACACTGACGAAGGCATACGTACTTGCATTGTGTATGCCATATCATCAGAGCATGCTGAGCTTGTGATAGAAGACTTGCGTAGGACAGCTAGGCTTGTAGGCTACATAGAAGAGAAGAAACCATGAGCATGCCTAGATATGTTCTGCGCTTTAAATCACGAGGCAAGTCTAAGTGGAGATACAACCCACCAGCAGATGCTGTAGAGGCTGGTGTTGTTAAACGTATGGAGCTTGGGGATGTGTATCAAACAGCATATGCTGCCGCTGAAGAACAGAATAAAATCTTGGACGAGTGGAGAAAAGAACGTAAGCATTTAAAAAACTTAACCACAAATGCAAAGGTGAGTGACCTAATCAAAGCTTACACAGTGAGCTTGAGCTTTGAAAAGCTAGGTGAAAAAACACAAGAAAGTTATTTATATTATTTAAATAACTGGAAGCACAGTAGATTGGGTGGTGTGCCTTTGATGTGGGCAAAGCTTGAAGACATACATACCCCGATGTGTCAGCGTGTGTATGAAGAACATGCTGCCAAGAGTGTTAGCCTTGCCAACCATGTGCTTGCAGTGTATCGGTTGTTGTTCAACTATGCCATAAGGCAAGGCTTCACCAATCACAATCCATTCAGCAAGGTGCAGAGAAGGATTGACAAGGCACGTAAAACTGTCTGGACAAAGGAAGATGTCAAAGCCTTTCTTGACATGGCTTATAGCTCGTTTAAATGGCGCAACGTAGGACTCATTGTGCAGATGGCATATGAATGGGGACAGCGGATGGGGGACATGCGTATGTTGAAGTGGGAAAACTACAACATGGATACAGGGGTGTTGTCTCTTGAGCAGAGCAAGCGTAGAGCACGTATCACTTTGCCTACATCAGAAGGATTGCAAGCAATGCTTAAGCAACAACATGCTGAGTATGGGTGGCAACAATATGTTGCACCTAGCAATGCGTCAGATAGGCAGGGTGGATTGTTGCCCTATTCTTTAATGAACTTATCTAGGGTTGGTGATGTGATAAAGAAAGAAGCACAACTGCCTGAAGAAATTAAGCTGATGGATTTAAGACGCACTGCTGTCACTGAGATGATTGAAGCAGAAGTGCCATTGCCAAACATCATGGCTATGACAGGGCATGCCACACCCCAAAGTGTTGCACCATACTTGAAGCATACGCTGAAGGGTGCTACAGTGGCGGCAAGAATGAGAGGGTTTGTATGATTGAATCGGTCTTTACTTTCCTAGTGTTAGCTGCCTTTGGAGCTTTCGCTGGTGGTATTATTTTTGTAGCTGTTGTAATGTGGATGGAGACTTGGAATGACTAGAGAAGAAATTGAAGCAGTTGTTATTGATGAGCTTGATTTTTTAATTCAGTATGAAGAAAAGAGAGAGGCTGAGGACAGAGATGAAGAACTCCTTGCCGCTTTGAAGCTTGTCATTGATCAGTTTAAACCTATCAACTTTACTAAAAAAATATGAGTGCTTGGCTTATCGCTGTAGTTGGTGTGGTGTATGCCGTTGTAGCCACCGACCTACTATTGAAGGGGAACATAGGACTAGGTATAGCTTTCATTGGCTATAGCTTGGGTAATGTTGGTTTGTACTTGGCAGCAAAGGGAGGCACATGATAGTTGATCCCGAAGACGAAGCGTTCAATCTCGTTGAACGACAGGCACAGCAACGCAAGGAGGCTGTGAAAGCCAGCGTATCGCTGAACCCATACCGAGCGCAGGTCATTGAGGAGGTGGCACAGCACATCGAGAAGATGCAGGGGTTTGGTAAAGACACAGTTGATTCGTTTGCGATTTATATCAGGAGTATGAAATGAACAACCCAGCAGCATTTCCTAGACCATTTAGTGGAACAACACAATATGCACAAGACGGCATGACCTTGCGTGACTATTTTGCGGCAAAGGCTATGCAAGCGGTAATCACTGGATATGCAACACAAAATAAAGTCGATTCGTATTCCGATTATTGGGCGGGTTTTGCTTATGAAATGGCAGACGCAATGTTGAAAGCGAGGGAAGCATGACACAAGATGAAATTATTGAGATGGCGAAAGAAATTGCGGTGCAGTACGGTAAGGCTGAGCGTTTTCAGACTTGGACACACGATTTCATGATGCAACGCCTGATGGAGTTGGTGACCGTCAGTGCAGCGGCAGAGCGTGAAGCCTGTGCAAAGGTGTGTGATGAGTTGCAGGATGTTCCAGCGACTGAGCCGCATCATTGTGCCGAAGACATCAGAGCAAGGGGACAAGCATGATTGAAGCAATGAAACAGACGCTTGAGGCGTTGGAAGATTTTGTAGACGTTATCAAGTACGACAATGAACAAGATGACATTGGGCGCAGGGCTTGTTGCGATGTGCTTTCTTACAATCCGCACTCTGAAAGCTGCAAAGCAATAAAGTCTATCGCATCCCTACGCCAAGCTATTGCAGAGCTTGAAAGCCAAGAGCCTGTGGCGCATTGTGAGGCAGGGCCAGAATTTTGCCAACAATGCTATAAAGAATCATTGC